CTACGGCTCGCAGGTCGAATACCTCGGATGGCAGACGAAAATGCATCCCGATGTGCTGCTGTTCTCGATGCTGAAGGCGGCCACGACCGGCTCAGCGGTGACACTCCCGGGCTCTGGCGACACGATGATGCCCGTGCCGATTTGTTACGACGGGCTCAATTTTTTCAATGCCAGCCATCCGGCGGGACCGCAGAACGTCGCGGCGGCGGACACCACTTTCTCGAACATCACTTCGAGCGGCGGCGGCGCGTACTGGTACATCATTGACGCGGCGCGTCCCATCAAGCCGTTCATTTTCCAGCTTCGCGAGGAATACAAAGTTACACACATGAACGCGCTGACCGACGAAGCGATGTTCATGCGTAAAAAGCTGCGCTACGGCGTTGACGGCCGCAGCAACGTAGGCGTTGCCTTCTGGCAGCTCGCATATGCGAGCAATATGGATCTGAGCAATCCGGCCAACTACGGCGCCGCGCGCGCCGCGATGCGTTCCATCAAGGGTGACGACGGATTGCCCTTCGGTGCGCTTTCGACCGGCAAGGACATTTTCCTGCTTGTTCCGCCCTCGCTCGAAGAGGTCGGACGGCAGCTCCTGAATTCGGAGTTCATGGCTGGCGTGGGATCGTCCGCATCGGTTCCGACGACCAACATCTGGCGGAATTCGGCGGACCTGATCGTAAGCGAGTATCTGGCCTAAGTTTCGTTGGGCAGGCGGCTGAGGTAGGGCACGGCGGCGCGTAGATTGGGAACTCTTTGCGCGCCGCCACAGGAATGGTGATGCGCATGGTTCGTAGGGCAATCCAGGTTTCCGTTGTCGCGCTGCTCGCGGCGTTTTTTGTTGCGCTGGTCGTTCTCGGTCCGCCTCCTCGGGGTCCGTTGCCGGCATACGCCGCGACTCCGACGGCAACGCCTACACCGAGTATCTTTTCGGAATATACCTATTCGAGCGGTATCGGCACGAAGAGCGCCATCACTGCGGCTGTCACTGCCGCCACGACGGCGAGCCTAGTCAGTAACGACGCACCAACTTCGGTGCTGACCAGCAATCCTTACATTACGCAGACCTTCACCGCGGCGCAGACAGCCGCACTCGGGATACTGGCGGGAATGACGGGGCCGGCACCGGATTGCCAGGTGACTATTTCCGCATATTCGGATCCTTCCGTGGCGGCTTCGATGCCCTATGCGGCTGTGGGCAAGGTGACTATCTCTGTGACCGAGGTCTGGCCGTAAATGTCCTACGCGCAGATTTCCGACATGACCGTGCGCTATCCGGCTCGTGACCTGATCGAGATCACAGATCCGAATGCGGTCGCGATTCAGGATGCGCCGATCGCGCAGGCGATCAGCGATGCGTCCGCCGAGATCGACGGCTATCTCGAATCGCGTTTCACGCTGCCGCTGGTTACTGCGCCGGTTGTGTTGACGCTTCTCTGTTGCGACATCGCGATGTATCGTCTCCAAGCACTCCGACCCGAGCGCGATATCAAAGACGCGAAGGATCGATACGATGCCGCGATTCACAAGCTCGAAAAGGTGGCGAAGGGCGATCTGACGCTCGGACTTTCCGCGACGAGTACGGAGCCGCCCATCGCGTCGCCGAGCGTCCTGGTTACGAATGCGACGCCGGCCGTCAGTCCGCTTACCGGGCCGATCTTCACACGGGCATCGCTGCGGGGGTTCTGATGGCTTCCGAAGGCATCGTCGTCGAAACGACTATCGAGGATGCCGCGGTACAGGCGATGCTATCGCATGCGATCGCGCGGTCGATCGACCTCGAGCCCGCATTCGTGTTGATCGGCAAGCGCCTGGCTGCTTCGACATTGAGCCGGGCGGAGAAGCAGATTGCGCCGGACGGCACGCCGTGGGCGCCGCTATCCGATTCTACTGTGAAGGCGCACGAACGCGCCAGCACGCCGAATCCGCACAAGGCATTGTTCGGTGCGACCGGCCGCATGTTGCGGATGACGCACGCCAATGCATCGGCGACCGAATTGAAATTCGGAACCAACGTCAAGAGCAAGGGCGGCTTCCTGTACCCGTGGATTCAGCAGGTAGGCAGCACCAGGATTCCCGCGCGTCCGTGGCTGGGCATATCTGATGCCGACGAAGTAGCTATCGGCGAAATCCTCAAACATTACATCGAGGGAACCTAATGGCTGCCGCGGTTCCCTCGTGGACGGGCACGACGTACTCGCCTGCGGTCGCGCACGATCTGAATACGATCGAGCAGGCTGTCGTTGCGCAGCTCGCGGCGAATATGCCGACGGGCGTTATCGTCGAGGCGTATCCAAACGATCCGACCAAGTATCGCAAACGTGGCGCCGCGGGCGTCGTCCTGGTGCGATTCGAGTCCGATGCGTATGGCCGTCCGGTTTCGACCGGGCAGATCACGCAAGAGGATACGCAGCATTGGGAGATATGCGTGCTCGCGCGCAATCTCGGCTGGAAATACGGTGGCGAGCCGGATCCACTCGGGCCAGGCTTGCCGCTTCAGAATATCGGTGCGTACGCGCTGCTCGACCTGGTTCGCGCGGCGATGTTGGGCTTCCGTCCCGTAGGGTTCAAAAAGGCATTCGCACTCGGGCGCAGCTTTCACACCTATGAGGAAGGCTGGTGGTTTTACATCGCGCGCTTCGCGATGCCGACGGCTGTCGTCGAAAACTGGTCGCCGCTGAATACACCCCTGTTTGTGCAGGGAACGTTCATGGAAACGGGCGCGATCACGACACTAGCGGTCCCGACGGCGGAGTACACCTTCAACGGCTCGAATCAGATCGCGCTCGGCCAGCCCAACGTTTCCGCGATCACAGTATCCAATATCAGCACCGGCGCTGTTTATATGGCCGGTGTTGATTACTCAGTCAGCACCGTTTCAGGAGTCATTACGGCGCTTACGGGCGGCGCGATAACCGCCGGCCAAACGGTAAACGTCGCGTTCTCGTACAGCGAGATCGTGACAGCGATCCAGTCCGGCGGAAGCACGCCGACGGCACCCACGAATTAGAGGTAACGAATTATGGCAGCCAGCTTCTTGCACGGCGTGGAAGTGATCGAGATCAATGTCGGTCCGCTCCCTGTTACCGTCGTTCCTTCTGCGGTGATCGGGCTCGTCGGCTCCGCGCCGATGTGGGCCGCGAGCGGCGCGATCCCGCGCTGGGACTACAACGCGAAATATGCGGTCGGCAATCAGATCCTCGACAGCAACGGCAACATTCAGCAGGTGACCGTCGCCGGAACCAGCGGCGTATCCGCGGAACCGACGTGGGCGACCACGATCGGCGCCACGACAGCCTCTGATGGCACCGTCACCTGGAAACTTGTGACGCTCGGACTCGTCGGCGCGGTGCCCGGACAGGCGGCGAATATCGTGAACATGCCGACGCTGGTCGGCTCGGGGCAGCAGGCGGCGGCGTTCGGCCCGATGATTCAGGGCTACTCAGTGCCGTACGCGCTCAACGCCATTCTGCAACAGGCTGGCGGTCAGATTGTCGTCGTCAATATCTTCGATCAGACCAAGCACATCACCACGGTCGCACCGTCGGCGTTTTCGATGCCCGCGAGCGGCGCGCAGGTTATCAGCCTCGGGCGCATGGGCATCTCGGCCGTCAAGGTAACGAACAGCGGCGCGACTATCACCTACGTCCAGGGGACCGACTTCACCGTCGATCACGTCAACGGGCTGATTACACAGATCGGCGGTGGCGCGATCACGGTGGGAGAGGCGCTCGAGATCGGGTTTGCGTATGCCGATCCGTCCAAGATCGCGGATGCGGATGTGGTCGGCACCGTCAGTTCGGGCAATTACACCGGCATTCAGGCGCTGGCGACCACCTACGGCGCGATGGGCTTTTTCCCGAAGATTCTGATCGCGCCCGCTGCGCCGGTGACGATTTCGATTGCACAGACGGTCGGCTCGTCCGACGCCGCGATATCCGCGGCGTTGCTTGCGATGGCGAATAAGATTCGCGCGATGGCGCTGATCGACTCGCTGCCGCAGGTGCAGATAGCGACCGCCGTGTCGAATCGAAGCCTCTCCGGAAATCCATTCGACAATTCATCGAGCCGGTACGTTCTCTGCTATCCCAATGAACTATTCACAGATCTCGGGCTCGTGCCGACGGGTGTGACCGTGAGCGCCGCGGGAACTGCGGTCCAGCAGGTATCCGGTGCCGTTGCCGACGGACCGTTCAGTCCGTGGGTTGCGGGCGCGATGTCCGCGCGCGACCTGGCGCAGGGCTACTGGTGGTCCGTCTCGAATATGCAGATCACGGGAATCCTCGGGCCCGATGTGACCCTCTATGCATCGATCCTCGATCCGTCGAGCGACGTGAATACGCTCAACGCGGCTGGCATCGTGACTGTGTTCAATTCCTTCGGCACAGGGTTGCGCGTGTGGGGCAACCGTTCCGCAGCGTATCCGTCGAGCACGGCGCCGGATAATTTCATTCCGGTCCGGCGCACGATGGACGTGCTCGAGGAGTCCGTCGAGCGTGCGATGATGCAATTCCTAGATCAGCCGATTTCAAACGCGCTGATCACGGCAGTTCTCGCAAGCGTCAACGCCTTTATTCGCAGCCTTATCCAGCGCGGCGCTCTGGTCGCGGGAAAGGCGACATATAATCCGGCGGACAATCCGCCCGCGAGCATCGCGGCCGGACAGATTGTTTTCGAGATGGACGTGATGCCACCGCCACCGGCGGAGCGCATCACTTGGCAGACCTTCATCGACACGACACTGCTTTCGTCTCTGGGTAATACCACGGCGGCTGCGGCGTAGGGGATAGCGAATGCCTCTCTTAATAAACACGCTGAGTAACGCGAACATTTACATCGACGGCATCGGGTTCACGGGAGAGGCGTCCGAGATAGAAGTCCCGCACCCGAAACAGACGCTTGTCGAGTACAAGGGCCTCGGGATGAACGGCCGTGTGAAGGTGCGCACCGGCAGCGATGTACTCGAAGCGAAGATCAAGTGGGCGTCATTCGATCCCGTCGCGCTCGGACTGGCCGCTATGGCATCGACCGCGTCGCTCTTTCAGGCGCGTGGCAGTCTCGTCTCGAATTCGTCTGCGGGCACGCTCGCGGAGTTACCTGTCGTATATCTGTTCACCGGCACCTTTCACGAGGGCGGCAAAGCCTCATTCAAGCAACAGGAACTCGTTGAGGTTGAGACCTCGATCAACGTGACACATTCGGAGCTTTACGTGGCGGGCGTGCAGGTCTTCATGTATGACGCATTCGCCAATCTTTATGTGGTGAACGGCATCGATCAGTTGGCGATGTTCAGAACGAACACCGGCGGCTGAAAAACCCCGTAATCTAATCGCATAGAACGCCCGGCGTGGTAACAGCGCGTCGGGCGTTTCCTTGTCCGGATTAAGGCACGCGCGCGCGCGCGTATTTTGCGCGTGGAGGTTAAGATATGCCCGAAATTCAAATTCCGGTGCCGGCCGCCCCAAAGACTTTCCAGCTTTCATCCGGCAAGACGGTTACGTTTCACGAGCCGAAGGGCCGCGATCTGATGAAGGCGCAAGCCATCACGGCGAAATCGAAGGATGCGCTGGCCGTTATCTACGCGCTCATCGCATGCGTCGCGCAGGTTGACGGCAAGATGATCGTGTACGAGGACATTCTCGATATGCCGTTGCTCGATGTCGTCGAACTCCAGAACGGGGTGCTCGGCGAAAATTTTCAGTCCCCTCCGCCGCCAGCCTCGCCGGACTCGTCCACTTCGGATTCGGGATTAGCGAACTGAAACGGATGCCACTATCTGAATTTTCGTACTGGCTCGATGCGGTGGCGGAATTTCAGCGGCAGGTGGAACGGGCGAGCGGAGGGAAGTAAAGAGCGCCAGTGAACGCATCAGAACTCATCATCAAAATATCTGCCCTCGATTTCGCGAGTGGTAAGCTCGCAGCGATCAAGAAGCATGTCGAGGGCGTGAACGCCGCCGCGTCGAAGACCTCTGGGATGCGCGCGGCGGCCGGGCAGTATGCGCTCATGGGTGCGGGAATCGCCGCAGCTGGTGCCGGTATCGGATACGCGCTCGTTAAAACGATGGAGTCCGCGAGCGCGGTATCAGAACAGCTTCACCGTCTGGCCAACGTCGTTCCCGAAGGTGCCGCAGGCGTGACCGAACTCGCGATGGCCCAGAAAGCCGCCGCTGAGTATTCGATGAAGCATGCCGTCAGCCAGGAGGGCGTGCTCAAGCAGCTCTATCTCGGCAAATCCGCAGGCTTCGATATGGCGACGGCGATCGCGTCGATGAATACCGCGTCCGCATTGGCGATTGGCCTCGGCGGCGATATGGAGGCGACGCAAAGGACACTAAATCTCGCCTATCTTAACTTTCGTGATCCCTCGAAAACGGCCGCGCAGAATTTCCAGATACTCGGCGACACGATGGCGAAGGCGACCTCGGCGTTCGATTATCAGAACATCGAGGAACTACGATCGCAGCTTGAGCTTGCGGCACCTACTGCGCTCGCGGCCGGCATGGGTACGACCGAGGGTATGAAGGATCTCGTGTCGATCCTCGCGGATTACACCCGGCACGGCCTGACCGGATCTGTCGCCGGCGCCGCGTTCGAGGAATCGCTGCACGGCGTTTTGAAAATGTCCAAAACGCTCGGGATCGCGCTGGTCAAGAAT